GGTGAAGAAGGCGCACCCCAACGCCAAGACCTCGCTGTCGAGCGTGGCCTGGTACCGGAACAACCTTCGCAAGAAGGTCAAGTCCATCAAGACCAACGCACAGGTCGTCAAGGCGCGGGCGAAGGCGGCGGCTTAATCCACACGTAGCTAGTTGTGAGATTCACCGCCTCAAATCCCGCCGCGAGAACCCACCCCCTCGCGGCGGGATTTTCATATCCAAATAAACTGCTGGAGCACTTATGCCTCACCGCGAGGAACGCAAGCACATCGAGCCCTGGTTGGCGGACGTCGCTGACTTCTACACGAAGGTCCTGAAGCTACCCATCCCCGACAAACCGGTGATGATGCAGCCAACCACTCAGGCCAGCCGCGTCGAGCTCTTGATGGAAGAGGTCAAGGAGCTTGAAGACGCCACCACGATTGAGGACCAGGCCGACGCTCTCATTGACGTTCTCTACCTCGCTCTGGGTGGTCTCATCGCCATGGGCATCGTCCCCGGAGCTGCCTTCGAAATCGTCCACGAAGCGAACATGAGGAAGGTCGCCGGGGCCAACGAGAAACGGCCTGCTGCCGGCAAGGCCGGTGATGCCGTCAAGCCTCGTGGTTGGACGCCTCCGGACCTCAGTCCCGCACTGGCTCTGAGCCTCACTGAAGTGATGGCCGGAACCTTCCCCCTCTTCGCGGTCTGCGCTGACATCCGCCGGCAGCGTGGGAAGCAGTACAACCAGGGCGACATCGACATCCAAGACTACTTCCCATATGGGGACGTGTCCAACGCTCAGATGCTCCACGTGAAGGCGACGAGGATTCAAGCCGAGATGCAAGGCTGCCTCTTCCGTGGCGAGGAGATGGAATTCGAAGTTCTGCAAGAGCACTTGCGGGACCTGGTCAACTACCTGTGCTTCTGGTACGAGGGGCGTTGTGCCCGCGAGTCGTAGACAATTCCTCTTCGCCTTGGGAGGGTCAGTTGCGGCACTGACCGCGGTCCCTCCCAAGGTGTTCGCTGACTGGTCTGCGGCTGTAGACCGTGGGCCAGTCAAGACAGTCCCCTCAGAGCCGGCTAGCGTGGGCAGCGGGGAGATTGAATTTGACACTCCGGCGGATGGGCCAATGAGGGTCATCGCGGCCGTCCTCTTCGCTGAGGGGATGGTCATCGCCAGACAAGATTTTGCTGGGACCATTCACCTTGATCGTGGCGATACGATCAAAACAACATGGCGGAGTGAACACCTCCCTTGGGGTGCCAAAGAAGTCTCCTCCGCCCTTATCACGGAGTCTCGCTTCCGATGACCTTCTCAGAGCAATACCACCAACTGCTGCGGGCGCTCATGTTGTTCGCCTCTACGGAGACCAACGAGCGTACTGGTGTGGACATCAACTTCCTCCCCTCGGGGTGGATGCTTTCGCTGGACCTCCACAGGGGGGTGCTCCCCCTCATCAATGGCCGGAAGACGTTCCCACGGACGGCCGCCATCGAGGTCGCTTGGTATCTCACCGGCGACAAGTCTCTCTCCATGCTGAGGGAGTACAACGTAGCTTCAATCTGGGAGCCCTTCGCTGACGAGAATGATCTGGTCCAGACCGCTTACGGTTACCGCTGGCGGGACCACTTCTTCCGAGACCAGTTGCGAGCTGCCGTTGAGGCCTTGCGAGCTGACCCCACCAACCGGCGAGTCTACGTGACGGCATGGGATCCCAACCAGGATGGTATGGCCGCAGAGCAAGCCAATACTCCGTGCCCCATCGGCTTCACTCTGACGACCCACGAGTTGGACGGCCAGAGGCACCTCAACATGAACGTCTACATTCGCTCCAGCGATGTCTTCGTTGGGCTGCCCTACGACGTGATGGGGCATGCCATGCTGCAAGGCGTTCTCGCCGCCTCCTTGGGCATGGAGTGCGGGATGCTCAACCTCACCCTATCCCACCCCCACTTGTACGCCTGCCACCGCGAGCACGTCGGCGAGTATTTCAACTGCTCCGCCAACGCCCAAGTTCCGGAGATGCCCTTGGTTATGTGGGAGATGCCTCAGGTTGAGGTGGACATCGATGGGTTCATCACTCAGTATGCGAACATGGCCGGCGACGTCACCTGGCCGGAGTTCCACTGCCGTCCGGAACTAGTCAAGTGATGGACGCCAAGTGGGACGAGCGGTTCATGGCGATGGCCTTGGCGGTTGCTCAGTGGTCTAAGTGCCCTCGCAAGAAGGTCGGAGCCGTCATCGTGGACCAGGACAAGCGGGTGCTCGGGGTGGGCTTCAACGGTCTTCCACGAGGTGTCCCGGACGACGAGGCTTTGCTGGATCATCCTGAGTCGTGGCGGCTGGCTTCGATCCACGCTGAGACCAACGCTATCCTCTCGCTGCCGTTCCGCCCTTCATCCAGGTCATGTACCATCTACGTGACTGAGGAACCGTGTGCTCAGTGCGTGGGAGCGATGATCCAATGCGGCTACGTCCGCGAGGTGGTCATCAACCAGGCAGCCGATCCGAGCTCGAGCTGGAATCAGTCAGTCAACTCCGGGCGAGTGCTCTTGAAGCAGGCTGGCCTCTTCCACCGGTTGATGCACCGATGACGAAAACCAGGGAGACCTCCTTGTGGACGTGGCTGAGGAAGGGACGCAGCAAAGGCGTCCACCTTCAGAGGGTTGAGAATCTCCTCGCCCGCTCCACTCCCGACGTGGAGGTCTCCGCTGGTGATGGAGGATTCTGGATTGAGCTCAAGACGGCTGCGAGGCCGGCTCGTCCGTCCACGAAGATCCGGACGAAGTTCCAACCAGGTCAATCCACCTGGTTGAGGCGTAGGTGGACTCTTGACCGTGGAGGCTGG